TCCTTGACTTCGTTCTTGAGGACGTCGATCTCGCCGGGGCTGAAAAGTTTGACGCCGGATTCGTCTAGGGCTTTGGTGATGAGCAGTTGGAGAGCGAAGGCGTTGGCGTCGTCGGACTTGGCCTGCTTTTGGGCGCGTTCGCGTTCGGCCATGGTGAGTGGAGTGACCCACAGCTCAAAGGTGCTGCCGTCCGAGAGGTCGACGGTCTTTTTGATGGGCTCCAGGTTGGCGGCCTTGCGGAGGCGGTCGATAGCGCGAACTGGAACTGGCATACAACGAGTATGTTGATGCTTCTAGTGTAGCGGAGTAGACAACAAAAAAGCCCCACCGAAGTGGGGCCTTGGGGTTTTATCGTTAGGTTCAGCTTTGGCTGAAGTCGAAGGTGGGGGTGCCGGCGGGGCGGAAGTTGACGGTGACCGATTGGGCGTCGTCGGGGTTGATGTTGAGGCTGGCGGAGGTCAGCACGGCGTCGAAGGAGATCGAGCGGCTGAGGGTGTCGCTCAGGGTGCCGCCGCTAAAGACGCGGTCGGTGTAGAGCTTGAAGGCGGCGCCGTCTTGCTGGCGCTGCAGGACGTCTTGGATCATCCGGTTGGAGAGGGCGGCGTCCTCGTTGGTCATGTAGACCGTGGCGGTGCCGGTGCCATCGCCGAAGCCGCTGATATAGGTGCGGAAGGGCACGTACTGGCCAGGGGTTTGACCGATGGTGGTGACGTCGATTTCAGCGCGGCTGATCTCGAAGCTCCAGTCGCGGACTTGGCCGACGACTGCGAAGTCGGCGTAGGCGACTTGGAATTCGTTGGGGGCCGAGGCGGTGCCATCGTCAGTGATGGCAAGGATGGTTCCACCCAGGGTGTCCGAAACAGTCAGGGCACCCGTTGCGGCGGTGTAGCTGAGGACGTAGTAGGTGGTGGCAGCCGAGATCGGAGCGGGCAGAGTGCCAGAGCCAGCGCCGCCGGTTTGGCTGTTGACCACACTGAACTTAACGGGGTCGCCTACCTTAAAGTTCAGGTAGGGCTGCACAGTGATGACGTCGGTGCTGGTGTTGACACCGGCTTCACCGAAGGTGCCGGTGGTACCGGCGGGTTTGTAATAGAGGGCACCGGACGTGCCGGACAGAACGGTGGTGGCCATGGGGGCGTACCAGTGGTAAAGGCAGTGGGGCGGGCACTGCCCGGCTTTTACAACAATAGCAAGAGTCTTTAAGAGAGGACTGTTGCTATCCAGTTGGTGTCGATGCGGCCCATGAAGTGTGGGGCATCTTCGGTTGTTGAGAAGATTGGGCCGTTAATTTCACCAAGGCGGAAGAATGTCCCAGAGGAAGGTTTAGCGGTGGCGTTGATTGTTTCGAGGGTGTTAACGGCTGTGGTCAGTAGTGTTTGATTGCGAGAAGGGCCGCGGCCTTTTTCGGTAAAAATTCGGATGACTAAGGCACCGCGGGCGTGATCGACGCTGGTGGTCAAAGTTGGCTCGTTTGTGATGCCAAAGGTTATGTTGACGCGGACGTACTCGGTGGTTGTGTTGGGTGGTGCGGCTGTGATGTTGTCGAAGTAGACAGGGACTGGGGGCACCAGTGCGCCGAAGGCGGTCAACAGAGGGTTTTCGACGGCGGCGCGAATGGCTTGGTAGTTCATGAGAAGCGGCGGCGGATGGCAGAGTCCATTTCGATCTGGACGGCGCGTCCCAGTTCAGCACTGGCGTAGTTGGCGAACCAGTCGAGGGGTGCGGTGCGGCTTGAATTACCTCCTTCTGAACCTCCGCCTGTTTGTCCGCGGTAGGAGACAGCAGCACGAGGGCCAAACTCTTGCCATTTGCTGAGGCCCAGTGATGTTGTGGGCTTTGGTGTTTTCCGGCGGGCGTAGTATTGGCGGTCGTGCTGGACGGCGTCGATTGCCTCTAAAGCGTGTGGTGCAAAGTTTGAGATTGTGAAGACGACGCTGTCTTTGGTGAGGAAGCTTTTTACGACTTGTTGGCCAGTCAGTGGAGGAGTTGTGACGGGAACTGGTTCGCCGGGTTGGCCTGTGCCTTTTTTGAGGACAGCCGGGGTTTGGATTTGCCAGGAATTGGAGAATTGGCCGCTCCAGTTAGGGCCGTCTTGTTGGAGTTCGCGGATAACACGTTCGGCTGCAGCTTTTGGGCCGTTGTATACCGTGGTGGCGGCTACTCGGTCTAGTTCTTGGAGCAAGTTTACGCCGCCTTGCCAGAAACCTTTGCGTGCCATTACTGGGGCCTCGCTATGACGGTGTGGAGGACGGGGTTGTCGCCGCGGTAGGTGGTGATGTTGATGATTTTGGCCTCGCGGGTTGCGCCGTCTTGGGTGTACTGGATGCGGTCGGCTTCGGTGGGGTAGTAGGTGCCCAGCTCGGCGGTGCCGAAGATGACTTTGATGTCGGTGGCTTGGTAGAGGCCTTCGGATTCGCGGGGAGTCAGGCGGACGATCAGCGCTTTCATGCTGACGTTGGTGTCGGCGCCAGTGACTGCTCCAGTGGTTGGGTCGTAGGTGCGGGGGGTGGTTGTTTTGATGTAGGTGATGGTTTGGCCCCAGTCGTTGAGGAGGGGGGCCGGAATGGAGGCGAAGGTGTCGTCGATCAGGCCCATGTCAGCCTCGGAATAGACGGACGGCGTAGTTGGCGGCCCCACCCATGCAGTACGGGCCGAGGTAGGACTGGAGCCAGGGGTAGACGTCGAAGACGTTGTTGATGACGCCGGAAGTTTGGGAGGTTTTGTTGTACTTGACGCGGAGTTCGCCGAGTTCGACCTCGTCGTAGATGCCGGTGGTGCCTGTGGTGCCAATGATGGCGTCGGTGTCGTTAGCGAGGGCGCGTGCCAGTTCGTAGGTGGCGACCTTGACTGGTTCGGGGATCAGGGTGCAGGCGAGGTCGATGCCGTCGACGGTGTAGTCCTCGCGGGGCCACTTGAGGGCCTGGGTTGTGGTGCAGCGGTCGCCGTAGAAGCTGAGGGCGTCGATCCAGCGGGTGGCGGAGATCAGGGAGCGGTTTTTGGCGTCGGTGGACTTGCTGGTCCAGTTGGTGCTGTCGGGGACTGTTTCGAAGTAGGCGTCGGCGGCTGCGAGCGTCACGTACGAGTTGGCGTTGGCGCCAGACAAGGTTGCGTCGATGACGGCGGCCACGGTCAGTACAGTCTTTGTCTGAGTCTAGCCTCGGCTGTAAGTTTTCTTGATTTCTTGGGTTGACTGAGGACGGAGGCGTGGTAGATGGTGGCTCCAGACATTTCGAGGTCGGCCTGTGCTTCGGTGTGTTGGCCGTAAGGGACGTCGATTACGCGACGGAGGTTATCCTGTAGTACGAAGAGACGGACTTTTTTCATGGCTACGCGCAGAAGTGCTTCTGAAGGCAGCGTAAACGCAGCCGAAAAGGTTATGGATCCGACTAAGCCTCGGGTTTGGGCTGATGTTGTTAAGCAGGTGCGGGCGATGCGAGAGGACGGTGCCAACGTGCCGGAGATCTGCGAGAAGTTGGAAGTGTCGTATGTATTGGTGAACCAGTTGGTGCTCCAGTCGTACAAGATGGCGATTGATTCGGCGCAGGTGTTTGAGCGGCAGGAGAAGATGCGGTTGGGGATTGAGTGACATGAAAAAAGGCCCCCGGTTGGGGGCCTTGCTTATGTGCCTGGAGATCAGGCGTAGGCGGAGGTGTCCAGCGGGGTGTTGACCAGCAGGCGCACGATGGGCACCATCTTGGTGGTGCTGTAGACCAGGCCCCAGTTGCCGGTGGTGGCAAGCGCGGCGTTGGTCGGGTTGTCAGTGGCGTTGGAATACTTGGTGCCAGTGACGTGGTAGCCGTAGTGGTAGTCCACTGCGACGACATCCTGCATGGAGAGGATGTTGCGGTCGGCGGCGAGGCGCAGGTCCTGTTGGATGCCCTCGGAGATGACGCCGGACTTGAACATGTAGACGGGGTACTTCACCGCGTGGGTGGCAGTACCGCCGGTCAGGTAGGTCAGCTGGTCGTCGATGACGACGCGCAGGCCGGCGAAGGTGGCCACTTCGGGTTGGGTCACGCCCACACCGCCGCCGCCCCAGACGATGGCGCCGCTGGCCGACAGGGCCGAGGTGCTGAAGGTCAGCATCCCGACTTGCTGCAGGTAGAAGGCCACGTTCGAGTGCATGGCGATGGCATCAAGCTCGTCTCCGCGCTCACCGAGCTTGGCTTTGGCTTTGACGATGTTGGCCACGTTGAGGTAGTTGGCCTCAGTGACCGAACCGGGGACACCAGCGTAGGAGGCGTCCAGTTGGTTGGCGCCGATGACACCAGCGGCCGAGATACCGCCGAAAAGACCCAGGAGCTGGTTCTTCAGGGTGGTGGTCTTCAGCTTGTTGATGGCGGCGGTCAGCTGGTTGCGGACGTGGGCCAGGGGATCGGCGCCAGAGCCCAGCTTGCTGAGGTCGTCAGCGGCGTAGGCGAAGCCACGGTGCAGGATCGTCATGATCTGCTCGTCGGCGGTCGACTTCTGAGGGGTCAGATAGCCAGCGCCGGAGGTGCCCCAGGCAGCCGATGAGAGGATTTGCTCTTCGGTGGGATTGATGGGGTCGAAGAAGGGGACGCGGACGCGGGTGCCACCGCTGCGGGCATCCAGGGCAGCGTTGCGCTGGACGATGCCGCTCTGGATCCACTTCGATTGCTCGAAGATGCCCTCGCTGGTGTAAGCAAGGAACTCGGGGCGGGAGACAAGATCCGACAGGAATGTACCGCCGGAATAGTTTTCGAGAGAAGCAGCCATTGCGGGCTCCAGGTGGGTTTACGGGGGAGGTGCCCCACAGGGGCTACTGGGCTCCGGCTTCTGCGCGGAGCAGCCTGGCTCTGTCGGGATCCTTGCTGAGAAGGATCATCTGCTGGGTGACGTTCCAGCTGTCTTTGAGCCAGGGGTTGGATTGACCGGGGAGGCCGGTGGAGCGGGCACTGCCTGCTACACCCATACCGGCGCGGTTCGTGGCTGCGAAATGGTGCTCGTAACCGCTGCCGGGGTTTTTGAGGTTGGCGATGTATTCGCCGACCGGAACTTCAACGCCGCCGACGACAGCCACAGGCTGACCATCTTTGGCTCGAAGGTTCTCCTGCAGTAAACGATACAACTGATCGGGAGCGAGTGCACCAGCAGAAGAGAGTTGGGCGATGGCAGAGGATTTGAGTTGTTCTTGTGTGAAGCCTTGGCGGATTTGATCGACTTCGGATTCTTTTGCGGCTAGTTGTTGTTTGAGGTCGGCAACAGTTTGTTGGGCTTCTTCCCAGAGAGTTTTGAATTCGCCGGATTCGGCAAGTTTTTGTGTTTTGGCGGATTCTTGGGCGTTGCGGAGTTCGTCGATTTGGGCTTGGAGGGCTTCGCGGTTTTCGCGGTCTTTGCGGCGTTCGGCGATTAGTTCTTGGTTTTTGGCTCGAAGGGCCTCGATTTG